CCCGTACGTTTGTTACGCGCGTTGGGGTCGTAGTTAGATTCCGTACGCGCGAGCTTATCCAACACCCCCGTGGGGATGCCCAACGCCTTTTCGGTTTCGGCGATTTTCGCTCTATAGTCGGCAGTCGTTTTAGGCTTTACCGCCACCGTAGGCTGTGCTGCTGCCTTTTTCTCCGGTGCGTACTCATCCGCCATACGGTCAGCTTGCTCAACAAATTCTTTACCGTATCCTTTCGCAAAACCCCAAAGGCGGGTAAGGAGTTTGCCGAGCTTAGTATCCGCCAACAAGTTGAAAAGCTGGGATAGTCCCGACCACGCCAAACGCACAAGGTCCACTACAACCCGAATGGCGCCCCCTAACGCGGTGAATACCCCTTGCAAAAATCCGGTATTCTTCACACCCGTAAAGATCTTCTGTACCCAATCAAATACAAGTTTGATTGCGGGGGTTATATCGCCTAGCAGCCCTAGCGCTACACCCTTAATCGTTTGCCCGATAGTGCGCCATTGCTCCTGCAAATCTTCGGCTTTCTTTACGGCCTCATCAGTAACGGAGTTGTTGGCCTCCGCGGTGCGTAATATACGATCCCGCTCGTTAGCTTCCGAACGTATGAGATTGAATGTTGACGCGCTCAAACCCGCTTGTTGCGCTAGGTTAAAAGCGTCGGCACGCTTGTACTGACGTAATTTATCCCCGAGGTCCTTGTACAGATCCGTAAGCTTACGGGTGTGGCCCTGAGCATCGTAAATCGCAACCCCCATCCGCTGAAACAGCATCAGGAGGGATGAAACCTCTCCTGTAGACTTCAACGCGGTAAGGGAACCCGATAGCGCCTGAAGGTCTTTCTCCGCATCTTGAGCCGACCCGCCGGCTAACTCAACCGCGGAACTCCAGGTTCCGACCTCATGGGCCGACTCACCTAAATTTACTGAAAATCGGCCTAAATTGGCAGTGCTGGCATTGAGGCCCGCAAAATAACCGATAGCCCCTTTGACACCTTCGAATCCTAAAACCATCAACGCAGCGCTACGCGCTACTTCACCCAAGGCGTCAGTCAGGCCACTAACGTTTTTCTTGGACTCATCCGTCCACTTCTTGGTGCTTTCGCTTAAGTCAGTTTGAGTTTTACGAACCCCATTCTTGAAGCCGCGAGCATCGAGACCGAGCGTTACTACAAGGGCGTCAATTATGGTAGAGGGCATTTGACTTTGGCTCTGTTGTAATTCTCGACAGACAAAACTTCTAACAGGTTTTAAGCATCCTCGACACCCAAAACCGTTTGTAGCTCTACTAGCGTTGCAAGCCGATTCGCGACAAGAGCCCCAACAATGCGCGGGACATTGATGAAATCCAGCCTTCCTCGATTTTGCCCGCCGATTCCGTTATATCCGAAGTCTGGAGTTCGGCGGGCATCGAAAAACCCGTGTGAAGTATGAACAGCGCCCGGTAAATCTCCAGTCGGGTTTTAACCTCTTCAATCTGAGAGTTTACGCCGGGTAAAATCTCCTGGGGCATAAGCTTCACATTTGGTGGCACAATGCGTACGCATGCCGGCCAAAGCTCATCGAGCAACGGCTGCACCTGTACGGCATCAAGCATGCCAAGGGCTTGAACCCCCACGGCGGCGAGACCCGCCATACCGGCACCAAGAGCTTCCTCGGGGATTGCCGCGCCCGTGTTGGTAAGCGCCAATAGCGCTCGAAGCGCCCACCGCTCACCTTGGTCGCAAGGCATCTACGTTAGAATAAAGGTCTTTCCCTTATCCCGTCCCTCGGTCGTAATAGTCAATCGTTCAGTTTTTCGTGCCATGATTTTTCATTGTGTCAGTGCGTTAGTTCCCGTAGGAACTAGAGGGGAATCGGAGTTATGTCTTGCCAAATGATAGTATAGGACTGCGGTTCCAACACCTTCTTTCCATCGGACAACGCCTTGAAATCATCCAACCAACCGACGCTGAAATTGAACGCCTTCCCGACACTGGGCAAGGTAATGATCATTGACGCTTCAAGCGCCTCTCGGGCTGCGATGTGGGCGAGGCCCCACGCGTCGAATACAAGAATTGAAGGGCTGTCGGGTTGAAAGGTGATGCCGAAGGGCTTCGGACTCGGCGTATAGCCCGCAGACAACTTGCCGTCAACCCCCATGCGTTGCTCAGTCATCTTGAACGCTTGCTGCGAAAATGCATCGTCTGCCGCAAAGCCCGAGAGGATCTGGTCTACCGCAAACACTGACGGGATAGACAATACGATGCTTGCGTTGGTGGAGGTAATTGTTCCCATGATGTTTGTGCCTTTACTGTACGTCGATAGTCGCAAGCAACAGCGACTGTATCGAGCCGCCGTCGGTGTACCAAAATTTCATCGGGGGAGATCCGCGCAAACCGCGTACCTGGGCCGACGCCTGTAGAATCTGCAGATACCAGCCCACGGTGGACAGAATACCGTCAATCTTTACGCCGGCCGCTGCGTTGACCTGTGCAGCCTGCGAAGCTGACAAAGGCACATTCGGTTGAATTGCCCCGAAGTTGAGATACTTCGTAATGGGCGTGAGTAGCGTCGAGCGCAACAGCGTAAGACCCGCCGTGTTGTACGGTATGCTTTTAACCTGAGTTTCCAATATCGCCAATGCGAGCTGGAAATCCTGGTTCATGAGGATCTGATTGACGTACGCGTCAACCCACTTCCACGGCCCCGGCATGCTGCCCGGCTGCAGGAATTGAAAAGCCTGATTTGCCGTAGCAAAAGAGCCATAGAAGTTGTAGAAGTTACCGCCCGAACCGTACGGAGTGCCCGCAAGATTCGCCGCAGTCTGTGCGTCGGTCACATCAGGCTTAAGCCCCGCTTGGCCTTTATACGCCAGCGTAATACGGCCCCCAATCGCGTTCGTATCGAGAGATGCGATAGCGCCCATAACGAAAGCGGCTTTTTGGCCACTCGTCAGGTCATAGTTCGGCATGGTGCCGCTATACCCGGCCGCGTTGAGCATCGCCCCGAATGAGAGACCATTCGACGGATTCGAGGTGTCGTCGGCGGTATCCGCGTCCCACTGGACGTACAAGAACCGCTCCTGACCAGCCGGCGAAGTTTGCGAAGTCCAAAGAGCGAACGCCAGTGCAGTAGCCGTAGACACACTGAACACATGGGTGAACGAAACCCAGTTTTGGGTCGAGGCTACGACCCCGTTCATGGCGCCGGCTGGCGTCGCCGCAGCGGCGCCGATGGACTGCACCGCCCCCGTCGCCTGGGTAAGGAAGATATCGGGGGACAGCGTGCCCGAGGCAAAGCCTACAGAACTCGTAGCGCCTGTCGTGGGGGACTCGACCACAAACGCCGCACGAAGGGTATCGTACGTCACCGTTGGCAGTAAGGTGACCGTGCCCGCTTCAGGACCCGCCGCGCCCGTCGCCGCTGCGCTGATGACAACTGTGCCGGTACCGGTGCCCGCCGTGTACGTCCCGAACGACACGATCGTCGCACCCACGGGGATATCCGTACCTACCAGGACATCCCCGATGTGAAGCTGTCCTGCAGTCGTGGTATCGATCGTAACCGTTGTCGACGTATTCGTGACGGTCAGAGTGCCGGACCAGACGTTGCCGGTGGTTTGCAAACCGGTCTGGATCAATGTCGCCGCGTTGCTGAAGCTCGTTGCGCTTGAGAGATTGATGGCCGCCGAAGTGACCTGTCGCCCGTCAATCGAGACAATGACTGTGCCGGTGAGTGCCTGAAGGGCGGTAAGGGTCAGGGCCGCCAGAGAGCCACTGCGCAGATACGCCGAGACGGCATTGGCGTTGTACTGGTAAAAATAGACGGTACCGGGTAGCGCGTCTGATCCAATGAACCCGCTGAAATACACCCCCGCAAGAATAGCTTCGGGCGAACTCACCCCAAACCAGTTCTGGACGGCCAAAAGACTCGTATACCCCTGAGCCGAGCCAATTGGGATGGACGGATCGTTGGTCAGGAAAACGCCGTTGGGTGACAGCGGATTGCCCCCTGCGCCTA